GGGTTCCGGAACGCTCCCCAGTTGATAGATCCCAGTGTACATAACGCTATGCGGCCATCCTCGTCGTCTAATCTCTTAAATGAACGGGTGGGTAATAGGATCTCACAACACAAGTTACTTTGATAAATCGTATGATACTCAGGATCAAATGGTCCTTGATTCATTACATTATCAATGAATACAAGATATATTCGACCTGTGTCTGTGCGTTCTTTCAGTATACCACTCTTGAAAACTTCTTCGGCACTCATGGTCTTGGTACGCAGGTCTTTGCGTTTTTCGTACTTTACGTAGAGCTCTTCGAAGCGTTCTGTGTTTTGATAAAACGCTTCGTATAAGTCTGGTACTTGGTTGGGATCAAAGAACGTTATTTGTTCTTTGTTTTTAAATCGTCTCCAGAAGAAAGCACTAAGCACAACCCCATAATCCATATGACGGACTCGGGTTTCTTCTGTTCCTTGGTTGTTTTTAAGCACAATAAGATCATCAAACTGATGATGCCAAATAGGATAAAAAACAGTAGCACTTGCATTACGAATACCTCCTTGACTGCAACTTCTTAGGTCGCCGAACCATTTTTTCAGGAAAGGTATCATACCTGTGTGCATAATCTCACCACCACGGATGGGACTGCCTAGTGGACGCAATCGTCCTATCTCCAAACCAATGCCTGCTCGCTTGCTGGCATACTTGGCCATCATTTCACCTGAAGCAAATATACTGTCCAGATCATCGTCACTCCTGATAAGTACGCAACTACTAAACTGTTTAGTAGGAGTCCCAAGACCAGCGAGCACAGGAGTAGCAAGAGTAAACAAGCCGTCACTAGCTGCTGTGTAATATTCTTTGATGTAGCGCATTCTCGATGCATTCTGTTCTTCTCGGTGAAATACAGTAGCGGCCGCGACCATGTATCTAATTTGTGGAGTTTCATAAGTTTCCTTTGTGGCACGATTCTTGACCAAATATTTTTCAATCAACTGCTCGATGGCAGCATACCCATATTCTTCATCTTTAGAATGATCCAGCATGTCATTCATCTTGTTCCAATCTTCTTCGTTGTACCAAGTCAATAATTCAGCTGTGTACAAACCAGTGGCCACATTGGTTTTTACAATCTCGTAGAGGTGGGGAGGCTCGTAGGAGCCATAAACATCCTTACGCAACATACTTAAACGTTGCTTGCCTGCTACATATTGATAGTTAACATGTCCAACATCTGGATTTGATTCTACATCAATCAAATCCACAATAGCTCTCAGCGTGATGCCATCTATTTCTTGTGTGGTGATTCCATCGTAAAAATGTGGCTGGGCTTTGATTTCAATCATGCTCTGACTGACATCGGCTATTCCTCTACATACTTTTGCAATCTGTGTCTGCCATTTTTCCAGTGTCAACTGTTCTCTTTGCCCATTGCGTTTAATCACCGTTATTGTCATTGTTTTCTCTACGTTATTCTTTGCGATCTGATATTTATTTGTTACTGTTATTTGTCCAGATGATGCTGGTTTCAACTCCGCTTAATTCAACAGTTGACAAAACACACCCATATTCCAGGTTTAAAACGTGATTGTCTACTACCAAAAAATATTTACTGTACCTACTGGCTTCCATTGTAGACATATGTATCTCAAATCGACTTGCTATAAACCGCTGTGTTAACTTTAAAGTATACAGCATTCCAAGAACAATAGCAAGCTCATCTAGTTTAGAATTTAAAACTAGATGCCAAGGATCCGGCCACTTGTCCGGAGTAAGGGGGTTGAGATAATGACTAACAAATGGTGCTCGACTCCAAAGATGTGCAACATCCTCTAGTGGAGTTTGGCTAGTTTCTATGCTATCACGAAATTGTTTCCATTTTATTAATCTATCATTGTTGTATAGATCAAACACCGTAGGTAATATTATATTCGATTGAACCAATAGCACCAGAAATTAATGGGTTTTGATATTTAAGAAGTAGGGTGTCATTATTTGGTCCAGCTGAATCATCATAGTTGCTGTTGTTTTTTAGTTCTGCAAAAAATTCGAATCCTGTCATAACAATTCCTCCTCCCGAATAGGTATATGTATCTGAAATTTCTATGTCAGTGTTAAATGTGTTAATCACTATGACAACTTGTCCGGTCCTTACGTGCTGACCTAATCTCAAAGTGTAATCAACATAAATGTAGTTGTTGTATGCACTGAACACAGCCAATGGTCTTGGTGCATCACTGAGATATAGTTCGCTGTAGTTTCTATCCACTAGGCTGGCTGAGCTAGCATTTTCAAATTCCACTCTAGTATCTGCAGTAGTCACACTGACAATTCCAGATTCTTGATGTCGATTGCTGGAACAGTTTACCAATGTGTTGCCGAAGGATTCACCAAATGACACTATACTAGTATATGGTGAAGACGCACTGTTGGTGTTGTTGCCACAGTTGGTGAATCTAGATCTTTGAAACTGTGTTCCTCTTCCTTGAGTACTAATGAATGCTTGATTGGCCACTTCTTCAAAGTGACAGTCGTCAATGTGCCAAAGATTTCCCTGACCAACAACACCGCCAATATATATTCCTGTATCACAGACAAAAAATTCACAGTGTTCAAAATCCACTACTGAATCAAATGACACAGTCTGTTGGCATTCCACTGCCAATGGTGTTGAATGCCATTTGCAATCTTCAAACACCAGTTTGTTGACTCTGGTGCCAAACAAGTTATTTTCCCAAAATACTGATGCAGTTACATTGGCAGACCCATCTGTGAATTCTGCCAGCACTGGAGTAATAGTGCTGGTACTGCCGCTGCCCGAAGACAAGCTGGTCACTGTGAAATTAGATTGCACTGTTGCGGCCAATGTTGCATCTGACTTGGAACTAATTTTAATACTACCGCCTACCACAACAGCTTCAAAGTTTGCACTAAATGTGGCATCAGCATTTAATGTTCCTACTGCTATGCCTAGGGTGTTGGCAAAAGTACTGGTAAAGGCAGTGTTGATAGTTGAACTCACTCCGCTGCCCGATACTATGACGTTACCACCTATACTCATTGTGGGTATGTTGTACAAACAACTGGCATTTTCCGGCACAAACACAGCATCACCTAACACATATCCAGATTGCCATTTAACACTTTTGAATTTACATTCCTGTGAACCGGTTATGACTGTTTGACCATCGTTATGATTAATGGTTAAATTTTCTATCACAATGCCTTGCGGTCTACCGGAGATGTCTTGGAAGATAATATTGTTATCTCCTATTTCTAGAACTGTTTCTTGTGAATTTTCTCCCTTGATCAACACATTGCTAGGTATAATTAGATCATCAAGAAAAAGATACACACCATTTGGCACAGCCAATATTTTTTTAAATTTATCGTTGGAATTTTTAAACAGTTCATCAATGGCCGTGGTAAATGCTAGAGTGCTGTCAGTTGATCCGTCTGGTATTGCACCAAAATCTACCACACTGACCTGTATCTCATCTATTTTAGACTGCAATCCACGAGCAATACTGAGAGTAATTGAATTATCATCGGCAGCAAATCTATAGCTGGCGGCCAATTCTAAAATATTATCGTGTTCAGTAAGGACTTTGGTGTTGCCCACTGCCGGGGCACCTTCAGCAACACTGCCGTTGCCTATGAATAGTTCTTGACTGTCAACAGCCCAGGCAAATTCTGCTGAACTCAGTTGTGGAACACCTATGCCTGAATTTTTTTGGCCTCTTCTGACCTGGATTTTCGAGATTTGAATTACAGCCACTTTGATATCCTCTATGCGTTATAGAGTATTTATCTACCTAGCTTGTAGTATTCCTCTACCTTTGTGAGCCAGGCATCCTGCCACTTGTTGAAGTCTGTAGGTTCTAGTGTGAACTGCTGATATTGAAAGTCTCGTGAACACATAAAGATAACACCTTTCTTGATGTCTGTGCCATAGACTTCATTATGTGCTAATATATAGGCCATCAGCTGTAGGTAGTAATCTTCTACCCATTCCGCTTTCTTGGGCTTGTTGGTCTGTTTGTAATCGCATACTGCGGGCTCTCCATCGTGTACTGCAACTAGATCAGTTGTACCTGAAAACAATCCCGGATAGTATAGACTCTGTTCCATAGCCCATACTTCGGATACTTTTGATAATCCATTTTCAATAATAACATCAGCCATTTTGTTAGCCTGTACGTGAACAGGATTGTTACCAGGCTGTCGTTGTATACCAGCAATGAATCTTTCTAGATTGCTGTGCATGGCTGTGCCTACGCCTGCAGCTTCAGTGGTAATCTGTTGTGCTTTTTCAACTCCTACTCGTTTCTTCCATTCGTTCAAATGAGTCATGTCTTTGGTGGCACTCAATATAGTAGTCACTGAGGGTAGACTTTCGCCGTCGGGAGTTTGGTAAACACGTTTACGTGTTACGGGGTCGTTGATTTGAACACAATTTTTATATTGGAAACGTTCAACAAAGGGTGGTGGGTTGATAATCATATACTGTATATATTACAGTAAAGATATTATGTTGTCAAGCCTGGGTGGCTAATTGTTGTGGGGCAGCACTGGCTGCAATTTTATCTACTTCCGCTTGACTGTCTTTGGTGCCGTCTGGTTTTTGTTTTTCGCTGCCGGCGCCTGGCACTTTGAGCTCAATGCCGTCATCATTGAAATTTGAAATCATTGCCTGTACTGCCGGACTTGAATCGTACATGGCTTTGAAAGTTTCATAATCAGCGGTAAGCTCAAATCCGTTGATTGCTAAAACTTTGTTGAGTCCGTTCCAATTTAATTTCGAAGGGGCTTTTTGACTGGCAGCACGACCTATATAGTTTCTAAGAACCATTATGAATCGATCAATTTCTATTCCGGAGTTTCCGCCAAATTCAAAAAATCTCATTTTAGTGTGCTCAATTCTTTAGTAAGTTCTTGAATCTGCTTTTGCATTTCTTTAATCTGCTCTTGAATGGCTTTCTTTCGTTCGGCCATCTGTTTGACCTGAGCTGCCTGCTGTTTGGCCATTGCTTGAGGATCCATTGCTGGGGCCGGTGGCTGACCGGCAGCTGGAGGTTTTGATCCTGCAGCACCAGCTGCAAATGTTCCCAACGGAGACGGTTTAGCACCCGGAGCCGCTGCACCAGGCATAGGAGGTGTTAACTCTCTTAGTCGTAACCCACTGGTGAATTCTTCGAGTTTCATCCTGCTAATGCTCTCATCAAACGATTCTGATGGTTGATACTTTCGCGCATCTCACGACCTGCTTCTTCTGCACCACCTGCAGCTGGCTCAGCAGCGGCAAATTCGTCTCCACCTAATTCAGCATCTGCGTTCATGGCATCGGGTTCAGCAGCCATGTCAGCTGCCGGCTCGCCGCCTAACATATTGACAGGCTGTTCTTCACCTGTTAGTGTACGTACTCCAGTGGCCAATGCTTCACGTGTGGTCTTGAGATTTTCCAAGGCTGATTGAATTGCCGGAGCCACTGCTTCAATAAATCCCTTTGCCTGTTCTTGTCCCATTTCGTCACGGATGCTATCACCTAACTGCAATAGAGTATCATTCTCCATACCGCTTAGTTCTTCAATCCAACGGCCCACTCTGTCAACCATGGTCTTTGCTGTGACGATCGCACTTGCTTGCTGGATCTCACCTTCTCTTAAATTATTCATACTTTCTCCTGTTTGTTCTATGCTTTCATTCTCTTTTTTGTAAATCTTATTGTCAGCTTTTTCACTGCCTCTCATACGATTCATAACTTTCTTTGCACTCTTGTCTGTGGTCATATAGTCGCCGGAAGTCATTGTGTTTACAATGTCTTTGCCTGCTTTGTCTTGATAAGATTTTAGAGTGTTTGTACTTAATTCTGTTTGAATGTTTTCGCTTCCAACCATATCTTTGAACTGATCTTCTAGATCTTCTAGGTAGTCGGCCATGTCAATTTCGCCACCGTCTTGATCACTATAGGCATAATATACTTCTTCCACAGCAGATTCAACATCACCTTGATTGAGAGCTGCTAGTACTTTATTATAATCAGGATCACCGTAGCCACCACGTTCGTTCATGTTTTCATCAAAGTTTTTGAGGATCATCATCAATGCTTGTTTGTCGATGTCTGCACCTTCTTGTACTGTGTTGTCTACAATAGGTTCATCACGCTCTGATAATTCAGCTACTATGGCATCGTGCATGAACTGTGCCTGTGACAGTGCATCATTTTCCACAGTTTCATTGAAGCCAGAACTGCTACGTGCTGTGTAGATCTGTGTGCGCAGTTTGTTTCTAGCATCTTCCAGCTGTTCAACATTGAATGTTTCTAGATTCAGTTTGCGACCAAAAGTCTTAAACATACTTTCGTTCAGTCTTTTACTGGTTCTATTAATTTTGAAGAGATCTGTGGTTTTCATATTGGTTGATCCATAGTGATGTATTATTTATTCAGAAATAAGTCAAAGCGGTTACAGTTTCTTTGGCAGCTAGAGTTTTATCTCTGCTTTCGCAGTACCTTGCCCAAAGAGTATCCGCTTTTTCATAGTTTTTAGTTATGACAGCTTTTTGATACTGTGTTCTTAGAATCTGACTATCTGTGAACCATTTGCCGTACTCTTGGTCTAATCTGTAAATTTTATCTACGGTTGCAGAATTGGTATTTTTTGTCACTAGATTGGCCATTCTGATTGCTGTGGCATTGAGATTAATGTTGCTGTAGATAAGACTGTTGTGCCTATAAAGATGTTTTGTAGTTTCTTCACTGACGATTAACACATCACCTACAAGAATACCTTCAGCAACCTTCAGTGGCAGAATGTGGTTGTCAGCTATGAGTTTATGCTGTGCGTTAGCTACTAAGTGCTCTAACCGCCGCTGTATGTTTGTCATAAAAAAAGGACCTATGGCCCTTATTTAAGTGGGTGATTGATATTAGCTAAACATCTTGGCAACTAGATCCATATGCCCTGATACCCAGCCTAATACCGCTACGCCACCAGCAGTCATATAGATCCATTTTTGTCTAAATTTTTCTAATTCTGTAATTTTACTGGCCAATTGACTATGTTGTTCACAGCTTGCACCATACATGTCTTCTAGTTTGGCCATGACACTTTCTCTAGTTTTATCTAGACAGTCGTGCATGTCTTTAACATCAACCTTGATCTCATCTAATTTTTCGTCTAGGTTCGCTACCTTGGTTTCTACTACACCAAGTCGTTCTACGGTTGTGGCCATGTAGGCTGTTTCCTTTTATGTTAAGTCAAGTGCTCGCTCCGAGCCATGTGCCTAAGTGTTCCGAAATGCCTAATTGTTTTGCCTGTTAAATTATATTTATCCCGCTTGTGAGATTTCGTATATCCAAATATTTGCACGATCACCTTTGGTTTGAAATATTGAAGGTGTAATATCTACTGAATTATTTAACTGATTTATCACAGGAACACCTTCAAGGTCATCCAACAGCAGACCCACTGGATCGTCACCAAGTCGAAAAACAAAATCTCTTTCAACTGAAAATTCCCAAATCCAATGAGTGGCAGCACCTTCTATAGCATCGGGTAGTCTACCTGTGTGGCATTCTGGGTCTCGATCCCATTCCACATTTGACCTAATGCCAATGGCCTGTATGAGGCTGTTGAAATTGGCCTGTTGCCCCAATTTCAAATGATCTGTTTCTGATCTAGATGGACGAGAACGTGTGATATCAACCACACTGACAAGTTTGAACAGTTGCATAATTATATGCTACTATTTAACTCTACAAAATTGTAGTCGTAAAAAAGCCCGGCGAACCGGGCTTAGTCTTCCCATCCCTGAGAATTTAAAATTACATACCTTCTAGGTCTGTCGGAACAGTTACTGTAATTGTGTTGGAATCAGACAATGTAGCAACACCGCTGCCGGCTGTATTAGTAAATGTACCTGTATCTAGAACTTGAGCAATTAGTCTAGCAACAGCGTCGATGCTGGTGCTGTGACGATCTGCTACCATAAAAATTTCAAGACCGTTGCTTTTGAATTGAAACAAACGAGCTATAGAACCTAGTGCATCGGAAATCTTTGCTGCGGCTGCGTCTGAAGCTGCTACTGCTAGTCCTGATCCATTTAGAACTACTTTGTAGAATGTTAATTCGGATGTGTATTGAATTGTACCGCGAGCTACTGCTGTTGGATTTGTTCTTGTGAATGTTGCCATGATATGTTCTCCTTAAATCAATAGTCCCGCTCCGGGACTGGCATATTATTTAGTCAGATTGGAAAAAACCGTGGTCTTAGACCTGTTAATCGGCTCGAAACGGAGTCCAGCGATCACGTGGCACTAATTTTGAACCGCCTGCAACATAGCCTTCACCACCGGGCTTACCACCTGTAGTTTGTTCTATGTCGCCGCCTGATGCATCTAGCTCACGAATTACTTCGTCTTTGGCCGCCATGATCTCACGCACTAGTTCAAACATCACATCCATGACTCCGGGGTGCAGTTCGCTGTGTGCCGCTATCTTGGCAGCTTTGGCAGGAGTCTTTTGCTCAAAGGCCATAAAAGCTTCTGTGTTGATATTGTCCAGTTGTTTTGTTTTCGATTGGTTATTTACAAAAGTGTAAATTTCACTCTGCAGATAGCCCATACCAGCAACAGGAGCTAACAATTTATCAATGGCCTGTTGATTTTTAGCCAGTGCTTCAATAGCAGCAATATTGTCTGCACCAACTGCTGGTCTATAGCTAACACTGGTCAAGCCAAATACCTTTAGGTCTGGATTGCCACTAAACTGATCAGGATCGTCAAAGTCCGCACCTGTCTTGTCTCCAAAGTAACCAAACACCTTGTGTGCCGCCACTGCTACCTTGGCCTTGGCCAATGCTCGACCAATTTCACTAGTGCCAGCAACAGAGTAAGTGGTTTGATTGGGAGTAAATGTAATTTTGCCGTTAGCGCCGGCATATGGTTTGCCTGGATGGAATAGGATGTCTCCGTAGACATAACCTCGAAACTCTGCAGGAGTTGCACGTTCAAATATGGGCCATAATGCTGCCATATCTCCGGCAAACTTCTCACGCCAATCTTCGCCTTTGCCACGACTCATGATAAACTGTTTGAGTTCGTCTGGGCTAGAACTTTTGCCTTCCTCACGTCCCCAGTTGTTTTTGCCTACCAGTCGGAAACTGCCATCATCCTCACGTCCCCAGTACACTGTGGGATTGCCGTCCCACTTGATCGTGATACTGGTTTCGGGACTGGCTAGATCTTTTAGTATTTTAATGGCCTTGTTTGCACCATTGGCTTCTGTGAATACAAGATCTTCTAGGTGGTTGAACTCACGGCCCACTTTCTTGGGTGCAGGGGCTGCTTCAGCTTCACGTAAAAATTCAAATGCTCTCATTTAACTCGTTCCATCATTTTGCGAAACCAAGAGGGTGTTCCAGTTTGCGCACTTTCAAACGAGATTACGTTTTCCGGCAAGGTAATACCTTGCTTGCCCAATGTTTCTCTTGCGCCTGCAACTAGTTCTTCGTAGTTAGGCAATTTTTTAATAAAATCTAAAATGTTGTCCACTGATTTGATATCTTTAACTGTGGCTGTTTGTCCCAGCAACACCTTGGCAATTTGATTCCAGTCGTTGCCATTGGGTAGTAGTTCGTCTGTGGTAGCATTTAGTATTCCGTGCTTTGGACTGTACTTGATGCCGCGAGCACGAGCAATTGAACTCAATAGGATATGTCGATGTTCACCGCGATACTCGCCCTGTCCACCAATCATTGAGCCTTGTTGAAATTTAGGATTAGCTGAAAACATAAAGTCTGCTTGTACAAATCCATTGTCCGGACTGCCTTTGATTGGCACCTTCCAGTGTACATTGTCTCCGCTGAGTTTGATGTTTTCTTTGCCAAATTGTGCAATGAGTTTTTCAGCGAATGATTTTTTATCCACTTCGTTGGCATCAACTGACAGGTCTAGATCACCTGAACTGTTCTTTTCAAAGGTGCCATCTGGATCTTCTTTGCGGCCTGTGGTACCTAGCCATTTAACCGGCTTCTTGTCATCAAGATGCTTTTCTTTGGTAAAGTCAAGACCTGTGATTTTTTCAATGTAGAGAATGGTTTCCTCTACGTCTCCTGTGGCAATACGCTGTGTTAGTGGTTGTTTTTCCGGGCCTTTGAATACGTTGCCGCCTTCTGACAGTTTACTGATCATTGCTTTCATCCAATTTTTTCTTGAGTTTACGTGCTTCTGCTATTCTGCGAACACCACGTGTGAATTTTGCAGGATCTTGACCCTTGATTGCATTGATAAGTCTACGCTCAAGTTCGTCTGCTGAAGCAGAATCATAATTTTTATGAATACTTTCCAAGAGGTTAATAGCCGAATTGATGATGTTGGCAGCACGACTTTCTATCAACGAATCAGTGCTGCGCACATCGGCAATAGAATTTAGTTCCTGCAAAATCGATCTGGTTTGAAGCTTCATTGAAATATTCCTATTGTGTATTTAACTCATTTTAAACAATAATAACATTGTACTGAAAAATGTGCGATCGCACAAGAGCCGGATAAATAACTCAGTAGAAACACTGAGTCTACACTAACACACAGGAAACACAATGAAATTTTTATCAGATCGAATGTTAGCTATTATGGAACGTCTATCCGAAATGTTCCCTGGATCCAGCTATCAAAGCCGCTTAGATCAATATCTAAGCACCAAAGGCATTACCGATGCCGCACAACTCGAAAATTATATTCGACAATTCAACTCCCAAAAGGAATCTTATCTATGAAAACAATCTTAAACTCAATCTGGTCATTTTTAGAATCATTTGCACAGGCCCGTGCTGCCGCAAGTCTTGCTCGTCAAGGTCGCATTGAAGAAGCCAAAGCCGTATACACAAACTAAATGAACTACTTAGACACCGTAATAATGCTGTTACGCTGGAAACAACAAGGGTGGGAAGTACATCCTATAGTTGACGAATTTCACGGCTGGTTCTAAGCTAATAAATACTGGCATGAAATTAGTGTATATACACGGTGCCAATGCCACCAGCGAGAGCTTCAATTACATCAAGAGTAAACTAGGCGACGGACTAGATATAAACTACGACAGTCGCAATGGGTTTGAAAACAACCTAAAAGATATGCAGTCTACGTTAGACGGGAATACTGATCTAGTGTTTGTTGCACATAGTCTAGGCGGTATCTATAGCCTGCATTTGGCCAATAGTATGCCCGATGCTGTTAAAGGTGCTGTTACTCTAAGCACACCATATGGTGGCGCCGAAGTGGCAGACTATGCCCAATACTTCTTGCCGTTCAGCAGACTGATGCGTGACATTGGTCCTAGTAGTTGGGTTATGAAACAGGCAAGAAACATCAAGATACAGCATCCTTGGACTAACATTGTAACAGTCAAAGGACAAAGTGCATTCATGCATGAGCCCAATGATGGTGTTGTGACTATTGCTAGTCAGAAGCATCATGAGGATATGGAACTAGTAGAAGTAGATTATAACCACTATGAGGTTGTGCTCAGTGACGTAGTGGTTAAACTTATTAAAGAACGAGTAAACAAGTTCAAGAAATAAGTTGCTTTTAGATCATAGAGCATATATAATAGTACATAGAGAAAAAGAAGTATCTATGTAAACAGACATTACACACAGGAGATTATTATGTCAGAAATTTTTACAGCACCAAAGCTACCAGAAGTTAAATTCAACAAGAACGGATACGAAATTCGTACAGACATCTTGGGCATGGCCAAGAGCCTAGTACAAGACGACTTCCAAGCCAAGTTCCAAGGTTGGGAAATGACTGCTACTCGCGATGAGAAGACTGGTCAGATCGTTACTAAGGTAGACATGCCAACTTTCCCAGGACTTGATAAAGTTCTAGAAACAGCAGAGAAAATGTACGCATTTGTCAATGCTGGCGCTACCAAGAAGTAAATTATTAGCCGCATAGCGGTATATTATAATATAGTAAATGAAAAAGGACCTTCGGGTCCTTTTTCTATGTGCGTAACTTGGCCAGTCTTAAAAATTTAAATAGACTAAACCACATCCAACCTATGTCAAACTCAAACCAACGACGACTCAGCTTAGGATTAGCAGGATCTAAGTGATGATTGTTGTGTAGTTCTTCACCGCCAATTAGTATGCCCCAAGGCACTATATTACGGCTGTGGTCTTTGGTTTCGCCATTGCGATAGCCCCACCAGTGTCCGATGCCGTTGATAAATCCAGCGGCCCAGAACGGAATCCATAACATTTGTACACCCCACACCATAAACCCCCAAAGCCCAAATAACAATAAGTCTATGACTAGCATTAAGAGAATGCCTAGTTTGTGATGTGGGGTATACAACTTGCGTTCAATCCAGTCTTTGGGAGTGCCCATTCCGTATTTCATGATCATGTCAGCATCTTTGCCAGCACGATTATAAAACTTGACTCCACCAAATACCAATGGCCAAATACCAAATACGTGTGGACTATGTGGATCACCTTCTACATCAGTATTTTGATGATGTTTACGGTGAATTGCTACCCATTGCTTAGTAGTCATGCCTGTGGTCATCCACAACCAAAAACGCATAAAATGGCTCAGGATTGGGTGAAATTCAATTCCTCTATGTGCTTGGTTTCTGTGTAGATATAGTGTGACACAGACTATTGTGATGTGCGTCATTACTAGGGTTGCGATTATTATAGTCATCTTTTACTTAGCCCGTTGACATAAGGGTTAAATTATGCTATAATATAGTATGAAAAATAAACTTATACTCACAGACGCAGATGGAGTTTTGCTAGATTGGGAATGGGCATTCTCAGTTTGGATGCAAGAACGCGGTTACACTCTAACAGCAGACAACAAGAAAAGCTATTATCTGCATGATCACTACAATGAGCTAGAGGAACGGGATTCAAAGAAAGTTGTTAAAACTTTCAACGAGTCAGCAGCCATTGGCTTTCTTCCTGCTCTACGTGATTCAGCTCACTATGTTAAAAGACTGCACGAAGAACACGGTTATGAATTCCGGGTGATCACAAGTCTAAGTCTAGACAAGAACGCAGGCAAACTGCGTGAAATGAATCTTCGTAAACTGTTTGGCAATGCCATTGAAAGTGTTATTTGCCTGGACACAGGTGCAGACAAAGATTCAGCATTGGCTCCTTACAAGGCGAGTGGCATGTGGTGGATTGAAGACAAGCCTGCCAATGCCGATGTTGGCCACAGTCTAGGACTGCGCTCTATCCTTATTGAACACGGGCACAATATGCATCATGAATGTTCATACCCTGTGGTCAAGAACTGGCGCGAACTCTACGAACTAGTTTTAACTCCAGTATCTGGTGCTGTCTAAACTGTCCCAATAGGCTTTGTTGTTGCGATTGACAAAGTTTTTGACTAGATACTTGGCCATGCCCATATAGCCCATCTTCTTGAATCTACGACTGTCCTGACCAAAGTGATGTCGTATGATTCTAAACTTCTTAGGGCTGTACTTACGGCTCAAGAAGAAGTCTTCTGATGTTGCAAACTGCTCCGGAAAGCCGCCGTACTGTTCAAAGCGATCCCTGCGTGTTAGCATAAAAGCACCAACAGCAAAAGGACTAACATATTTTAATACATGATTGATTAGGTTAAATGCTGTAAACCCAATCTTTGCTCGTAGGTCTCGATCATAGCATTTGATATTCAATCCTATGAGGTCTAGGTTCTTACGCTCTATCATGTCAACAGCATCTTGTATTACATTATCTTTAAAGAATCGCACATCAGCATCAATAAACAAGATATAGGGAGTAGTGACCAGTTGTGCTCCATTGTTCTTGGCCAGCGAAACAGGCCCACCTTCAATGATTTCTACATTTAACTTGCCCTTTGCGGCTTGAATAACTTCACGAGTATTGTCTGTAGAACAATCAGCAATGATGATTCTAGTATCACCAATGTTTTGGCTGCGTAGAGAGTCTAGCAAATGGTGTATGTAGTTCTCCTCATTCTTGCAGGGAACCACAATGGTAATTTTATCGCTTATTGTCGTTTGCATTGGCCTACCACCTTAAAATTTTTAAACTTCAGCTGCCACTTGAGGCTGCTTAGGACTTGCTCGCAGGTCTTTTGATCTTGGAACTGGAGTTCTACTCTGCCTGGTTGATCCTGGGGATCGTTTATATGTATCGCTGTCAGTATCAATAGCCACATCATCTCGCTCCTTGGTCCAAGTTATAATTTCCCAACGGCCGTTGTGGTGTTCTACAAGTGCAGTACACGATTCAACCCAGTCACCGTCATTCATATAAGTTACACCGTTGATCTCTTTGATCTCTGCATGGTGTATGTGTCCGCATATGATTCCATCAAAGCCACGTTTCTTGCAATAGCCTGCTAGATTCTCTTCAAACTTGAATATAAAGTCTACTGCTTTTTTAACCTTGTGCTTAAGAAATTTGCTAAGGCTAAAGTACCCAAAACCCATACGACGACGAATCCAATTAAATTTATTGTTGAGGCTAAGAATAAAGTCATAGGCCTTGTCTCCCAAGAACGCAATCCACGGTGCCAGTCTAGTAATGCCATCAAATAGGTCACCATGTGTAACTAGATAGTGTTTGCCGTCTGCACCTATATGTTCTATTTGATTGTGTATTTCTACTAGTCCAAATGAAAAGCCATACGGTATCATGGGTCTTAGAAACTCATCGTGATTGCCTGCTATGAATACCACACGAGTTCCACGCTTGGCGTGACCTAGTATTCTGCGTACCACATTAGTGTGGCTCTGCTTCCACCGCCATTTGTTCTGTTGTATCTTCCAGGCGTCGATTATATCTCCCACAAGGTATAGTGTGTCACAACTATTATGCTTGAGGAAATTATTTAGTTGTCCAGCCTTGCAGTCTTTGGTACCTAAGTGGACATCGCTTACAAAAATACTACGATAAGTCTTTTGCATCAAATATTTAACGAATATTCGATTACACTAAGATTACAAAGTCATCAATTCGTCAACAAAGTCTAATAACAATGTGTGGTGGTGACCATTATGGTACAGACCCTGCATCCATGAATAGCCTTCATACCAATGAGGTTGACTTTCGGGATGACAGCCCATGATGCCTACATTGCCCTGTATAACAGCCATTGGATCACCGTTGGGATACAGACTCCATATCTTGGCTGTGTCAATGCCTGCACCTACTAGAGCACAGCCATCATAGAAGAACATAGATTCTTCTTCACCCTGCCACAACACTCGTTGATTCTTGGCGTGTGGTCTGCGTGTGTCAGCACCTGGACGGGTAATGTATTGTTCTGCACGAATGTCTTTGAGTAGATCAAGATAGTAATGTTCGGCCCAATAGGCTCCCATACAGATGCCTAGGTACCGGCCACCACCACGAACAAATCTTTTGACTGCATCTCCATTCTCGCTGAATAGATAATCAAAACTACTGGCATCCCCTATGCCTCCGGGAATACAGATACAGTCTACATCGTCAAAGAAATCCCGCTCAACTTCGTGGCGGGTGAATATTTTAAAACTGTAATGTGAGCCCAGGGCTTGCATAATCCCATTGCCGCTTTGCACACTGCACTTGGGTTGATGTAAGAATAACGCAATCTTTTTCATCACAGCTCTTTATGTTAGTGCTCACTTAGAACGCCATTCCCGGGCACGACTCCGATAACGTTCTGCCCAGCAGCCGGGCACACCAAGTAACGCAAGCGTTCCTAAGGTAGGTGTTCTATTCTAAAATTAATTGCACCAGCTTTGTTTAGCGTCACCGTAGTATTCACGAGCGTGACCGTTGCTAATAAGTCCCTGTCTAATGCTCTGTCCGTTTACCAAGATATCTCCCAATATACGGCCACCAAACTTATCCCATCCATAGATAATAACTTGGTGCTTTGGGTGGGATTGTAGGGCTTGAGTTGTAAATTTACTCGCCAGTTGCGCTCGCTGGTCTTCTTGTGGACATTGAGCTCTGTGTCCTTTTTCCGGGGTGTCGACTCCGTAGATTCTAACAGCAAGTTCAGGTTTGAGCGGTAGTGGTAGAAAGGGAGCGGCGATTACAATAGTATCGCCATCACTCACTCTAATAACTTGTGCGTCATAAGTCGCTGACTTGGCAGGCATCTTGCCCTGTGCAAATGCTAGTACCGGGACTAACAATAATACGGCTAAAAATCTTTTCATATAAACTCCAATAAGTGCTAGTATTTATTCGTATGTAACAGTGTCTGAGTCACCTAGACGCCATTTAGGGTTCTGTTCAACCACCCACTTCTTAGTGGCCACTTTGAAGTCTGGGTGCAGCATTTCTTTGGGATTGCTGGCGGCATCAAAGAATCTGCAGCGATTGTTGGGCTGTGCGGCATACTGTCCGTTGTCTAGTTCGATAAAGTTAAAGCTCTTGTGATCTTCAGGCCATTCTGAATATGTGGTGTCTATGATGTTCATGTCAGGTGCGGCATTGTCCACTGTGAACAAGTATTTGCCCTTGTGTAGCTGACGATCCTTGGCATAGAACTCACAGCTGAGATTGCGTAGAAATGCTTTCTGGATCACAGCTATGTCATAGCTGAAACAATCCCAAATCTGTAAGGTGTCCAATGATAGGAACTTGTCCGACTCTAAGTCAGTGTTTCTACTCACATAGGCATGTAGGGGCAGCTTGTCATAGAGAGCACCGTATCTGGGCAAATAGCTTTCTATGCGGAATGCTTGACTGCGTAGGCTCTTGATACTAACCCAGATGCAGGGTTCATACTCTCCGTATCCTGATTTAAAATCGTAGAGAAATTCTCGTCTTACAAAACAATGTACAGGTGGCAGATTAGCCACTAAGAAACTCATTAGTTGTAGCCTCGTTGAATACCTTTGTCTACACAATCACTACATTCACAGTCCGGGCAATCGCAGCCGTCTGTCATACAGCTGAATCCGCAGTGTGCGGTACACCAGCAGGTGCATTTGGGTTTTAGTCGTTGATATGTTTCTGTTTCTTCAGTCATATTAGAATCCGTTAGTGGCTGAGTTGTAGAACAGTTTACCTGTCCAAGTCGATGTTTTAGCCTGTGTACTAGATGCCCAACTAACTGTCATTGTTCCTGGGCCTGTTAGGTTACCAAACATAACACGGAAAGGATAATAGATGTTTGCGGTCATTGCAACGGTTCCGCTCACTTCTACAGGACCGTGAAGGCCGCCATTCTGTACAATAGCATTGGTATGAGTATATCCAGTGATGGCATTCGGGCCTATCCACATATAACTAGCATCGTCGGTGTTGGTGTAGAATGTATAGGTATCTGTAGTAGGTGCTAAGAAGTATCCTGTTAGCATAATACTACTATACTCTGGTAGGCTGGATAAGTTTAAACTTGTATAGACACCTTGAGACGTTGCGGCATAGGTGTCAAAAAATGTTAGATCATCGTTAGCCGGAGTAAAATCAGTACCAAAGTAGCCATTAGCATTCGTTGTGCCGGTTACTGTGCGATGATAAACTCCAGATGTAAATGTAATAGCTGCAACGTTGATCCACGGACGTCCTTGTAGCAATCCTCCAGTATTAGGATTATCATCTGCGTCAGTGGCATAGGTGTCCGGTAATAGAGTGATATCAAAAGTGTTGTTCACCCGATAGTAAGGTTTAGTTGTGTCGCCAAATGCTTGCTTTTTTGCCTGAGCAATATATAATTTTCTCAGCTGCCGTTCTTGTTTACTTTCATTTTGTTGTGGAGTACATAACACAGTATCACCGTCTACCAGCCCCATTGCTGATAACTTTGTAGAACTATCACCAAAGGTAATGCTATTTTTGCTAGGATCACTTAAGAGACTCCAGTGATAATAATCTGCTGGTAGTCCTTCGTCTGTGGCAATGGCTGTGATTAGTGTGTCAACGGTGGCAGTGGCCAATGTTATTCCGGTAACGCTACGTTTTGTTCCGGTTAGTCCCCAATAGTTTATATCGGCCATTATTACATACCACCTAGTTGTCTAATACGTGCAATTTCTTCTTTTGCAGGATCACCTTGCTTTTGCATAAAACCTACGATTTGATCATAGTCAGCCATAGTAACAACACCCTCTTGTGATAATTTGATCACAGCTTCTGCAACATCATGCAGGTCAGCATCTTGTTTGACATCTTCGCGAGCCAGCTCTAGCAGGCGTATAAACAAGGGTACATCTAATTTAACTATATCCATTTCAAAATCCTCAGTCTAATATTTAGCAGGTTAAATACACTTACTATGATAAACAAAGCTCCCTTTAATGCTCTACTAAAAAATCTTAAAGACACTGGCAAATATCGTGTGTTTAACGATATCATCCGCGAAAAGGGCAAGTTCCCTTCAGCTATGTGGTACGGTCCCTATAATATCAAAACTATCACAAACTGGTGTAGCAATGATTATCTAGGTATGGGCCAGCATAAAGTTGTACTAGATGCCATGCATACTGCACTAGATCACACAGGAGCAGGCAGCGGAGGCACTCGCAATATTGCAGGCACCAGTCACTATCACGTGGCTCTAGAACACGAACTAGCCACCTTGCACAACAAAGCTAAGGCCTTGCTGTTTAGTTCAGCCTATGTGGCCAACGAGTGGACATTAATTGCTTTAAGCAAGATCATACCCAACATACATTTTGTATCAGACAGTGAGAACCACAACAGCCTAGTCATAGGTATGGTACACAGTCGTGCTCCAAAGACTGTGTTTCGTCACAACGATCTCAATCACCTAGAAGATATATTAACCAGCATACAGCTCACAGGCAACGTGCCCTGTATAGTATTTGAATCAGTTTACTCAATGGATGGCGATGTTGGACACATCAAAGAGATCTGCGACCTAGCAGATCGTTATGGTGCGATAACATATATCG